TAGTTATTTTTTTAATTCAAAGTGGGGAAAGTCATCAAAACGATTATCTTTAACTTCAAAGTCTTGATCCCAATCGCCTCCCCATCTAAGGTTTATACCCATCTGATTAGCCACACCCAAAACAAAACCAGCAAACAAAGTTTGACGCTCTCTATCATCCCAATCGACAGGATAAGGTGTAACGTCCACTGCGCAGCTAGGACTAGCATTATGGCGGCCATTAGGATAACGAACCTTTGTCTTTCCGTCTTCGTAGAGAGCATTTTGTCTATCCTTGCTGCGATGTCCTTCAAGTATGCTGCAATCAACGTGCTTGATGACTTCATTGAAAACCATTTGTAAATCTTTTTCACAAGTTGCTAACCTTTCTCTTGATCTTCTTCCAAATCTTGGCATTATTTACCTTCTACATAGCCACCAGAGGCATATGTTTTAATAGAATCTCCAACTTTACCACCACCCGCCTTCTTGACGACTTTTCTGCTGAAGTTAGATTTTCTTTTTTCACCTGGAGAATACTTTGTTCCATAATTTTTAGCTTTATCTCTAGCATCCTTTACTTTTGGCTTTAATCCTCCGTACTTATGCTCTCTTCTTTCTGACTCAGACATTTGCCTTACATTTCTTGATTTGTTCCAGTAAACATTCGTATTGAATGAGCTACCTTTATGTTTTAAATGATCAGAGGCTTTTTCTTTTCTCTTGTGAGGTAGAGCTTCTGTTCTTTTTCTATGCTTTTTTATTGCCATTTATTTACCCTCCACATATCCGCCTGAGGCATATGTTCTTATAGAAGTTCCAACAGAACCACCATGTTTCATTGATTTCAATTTTTCTTTTCTTTTTTTATTACGTTCTTCCATTTTCTTGGTTCGTCTTTTTCTTCTTTGGATTTTCTTATCGACTCTTTCCGATTTAGATGTCATTCTTTGCTTTTTTCTAGCTTTACGATTTTCGGCTCTTTTCTTTCTTCTAGCTTTACGATTTTCGGCAGAGAAATAATCTTCAACATCTCTTTTCTTTTTCTCGTAACCTTCACTCCACTCTTTATGGGTCTTGCCAAAGAATTTTCCACCTGAAGGA